TATGACCTTTAGAGAACTTATTAATGAAGTCCTAATCAGGTTGAGAGAAGAAACCATTGCTACCGATTGGTCGGGTAATATCAATGATAGTACAGCAGTAACTGATTATCAAAAGGTTGTTGCCTCACTGATTAATGACTCTAAGCGTAACATTGAAACATATCATGACTGGTTAGTCCTACGTGAGACTGTTGATATAGCTACAGTATCAGGTACTAGAAGTTATAACTTATCATCTGGTCAAGAACTAAAAGTATTAGACGTTATCAACCAAACGGTTGGTACACACCTTGTTCAAGTGTCTAGGCAGTATATGAACTCTACTAGATACCCTAATGAGAACTCTGGTAATCCTCAATACTATGCTTTTAACGGAGCTGACTCTTCTAATAACTTAAAGGTTGACTTAGAGCCTAAGCCTGATTCAGTAGAGACTATCTCATTTGATGTTGTTAAATATCAAGATGAATTAACTACCGCTAGTACAGTTGTTAAAATCCCTTATAAGCCAGTTATCTTAGGTGCTTGGGCTAGAGCTATTGCTGAACGTGGTGAAGATGGTGGTACTCAAACAAGTATAGTTGCACAAGAAGCAGCTGATTCAATTAGTCAAGCTATTATGATTGATTCAGGACATACTAATTACGAAACAGACTGGGTAGTTACCTAAGATGGCTGCTCAAATACAATATAGACCACTAGATAATCTAGGTATCAATGGGTTAAATACTCAATCTAACCCAGCAACTCTTGACCCAACGTGGTTGACTGCTGCTGATAATATTGTATTAAGAGAGTCAGGTAAGATTTCATTTAGAAAAGGTCTTAAACAACAGGTATTATCTACATCATCCGCTATTGGTTCATTAATTGAGCATAAGGATTCAGGAACAAATAAGATATTTGCTGCTGTAGGTACTAATATTTATACTGTTGATTTCTCAACACCTGATAGTCCTTGGACTGGTGCATTTGCTACTACTGGTTCAGATTCTGATTGGCAATTTATAAACTTTAATAAAGGATTATATGGCTTCCAAGATAGTCATACCCCTATTAAATATACATCAAGTTCTTGGGCAGTAATAACTACTAAACCCTCAGGGGTTACAACCTTTGACCCTAGTTGTGGCTCAGGCTACTACGGTAGGAACTGGGTAGGTGGTGTTACTGAAGAGAAAGATGTAATATATTACTCAGATACTTTACAAGGAGATAATTGGACTACAGGTGCATCTGGATATATTGATTTAAAGACTGTTTGGGGTACTGATGAGATTGTAGCCATAGCTCCTTTCTACGGTAAGTTAGTTATCTTTGGCAAGCATAACATTGCTATCTACAATGGTCCTACTGAACCTACTACGATGGAACTAGATGAAGTTATCAGGGGTGTTGGTTGTGTATCAAGAGATTCTGTTCAATCAGTTGGTGATGATTTATACTTCTGTTCTAATACTGGTGTACGTTCATTACACAGAACATCTCAGTTAGATAAACTACCATTGGTTGAACTGTCTTCAAACATAACTGATGCAGTCACTTCTAACATTCGTTCAGATACAGATATTAAGGCTGTATATGATGAAGGTGAAGGTCTATACATTATGACTTTCGTTGACATTGGTAATACCTATGTGTTTGATACTAAGGTATTGACACCTAATAAAGCACCCCGTATTACAAGCTGGTCGTTTACTAATGATAGACAACCTACTAGTTACGCCTTTACGGAATCTAAGGACTTGTTAATAGGTCAGAAGAAAGGTAGCGTGGCAACGTATGAAGGGTATTACGATAAAGATTACATCTCAGGCGGTACTTATACTAATGCTCAATACATAAGTAACTTCTCAACAGTATGGATTGACCTAGGTAACGGTGCTATTGCTTCTATATTAAAGAAGTTCAAGGCTGTTATTGATGGTGGTGAGGGTACTACGGTATCAGTGAAGTGGTATAAAGACTTTAGTACCTTACCTTTCAACACAGTATCATTCTTATTAAACCCAACTTCAGGCGGTACATCTTATAAGTGGGGTAGCTCTACTACTTTATTCGGTGCTGCTAAATATGCCCCGTTCTGGGGTTTAAAAGAATACAACGTGAACCTAAGTGGTTCAGCTAAACATTTGAAGATTGAGATGTCTGCTAACGCTGCTGGCTATGTGTCTTCATTACAAGACTTAACATTATTATATAAAGGCGGTAAGATACGATGAGTGATTATTCAATACAAGTAAGCTGGAGTGGTAAGGATGCTTTATCGGACTCTGACCCAGCTAAGGTAGTTTCAGGTTCAGACTTTAATACTGAGTTTACAGCAGTACAAACAGCAGTTAACTCCAAGGCAGATGATGGTGGTTCAGCTTCAGATAACTTCGCTATTGCGACAGCTACTATAGCTAATGATTCAACTATTAATTCAGTTATAGTAGGTAGTAGTGGTGATTCAACCTCAACATTAGTAGGTGCAGGTGGCTCGCTTCAGTCAACTACCACAGGTTCTCAGAATACAGCTGTAGGTTATAACTGTTTATCAGGTATTACATCTGGTGTTGAGAATGTAAACGTAGGTCGTTCAGGTGGAGATTCAATTTCAATAGGTGGTCAGAATACAGGTATAGGTAATTACAATCTTAGTGATTTAACTACTGCTTCTGATAATACAGCTATGGGATACGCCTCTCTAAAGAATCTTGTTTCAGGTTCTGAGAACTCTGCTTTAGGTAGAGATGCTGGTCGTAACACTTGGTCAGGTTCTGCTATGACCACCTATTCAAGAACAGCTAGTGTAGGTGCTTTTGCTGGGTGTTCAGCTAGTAATCAAATACAACTAGGTAGGAGTGGTGATACAGTATATGGTGCTTCATCTTATAATTCACGTTCAGACTCAAGAGATAAGATTGATGTTAGAGATACATCATTAGGTCTAAACTTTATTAATAAGATTCAGCCTAGAGAGTATCGTTTTGATATGAGAGAAGATTACTTTACTGAGAATGAAGATGGTACTAAAACATTAATACCTTCAGATGGTTCAAATGCTGGTATCAGGTTTCACCAAGGTGTTATTGCTCAGGAAGTTAAAGCGGTAATGGATGAATTAGGTGTAGAGTTCGCTGGTTATCAAGACCATAAAGTTAAAGGTGGGGAAGATGTTTTAACTATGGGCTATACTCAATTCATAGCACCACTCATCAAAGCAATACAAGAGTTGACTGCTAGAGTCGAGCAATTAGAAGGAGAAGTATAATGTTTAATAGAAACTTACCGTGGCTTTCAGATAATGAAGGTGAATGGGCAGCACCATCTAATAATCCTAGCTGGATACAGAGGATTAATAAACTTAATCTTGCACAGCAGCTTGGTGGTTATCCTCAACAAACGCAACCAGCAGTGATGCCTCAAGGTGGAGGCTGGGATGACTTTGTACCTACTCAACCCTGGAACTGGGCAAATAATGACGGGCTTTCTTCTGGAATGCCAGGGCAGTATCAAGGTAGTAATATGCCTAACAGCCCTACGTTTAATTATGGCAATCCAGGTATGTTCCAAGGCTTTCAACAGCCAGGTATGTATCCACCTCAACAAATGCAACAGCCTATGATGCCTCAAGGTCCTAGAGTTAGAGCTGATATTCAAGAAGCTGCTGATAGATGGGCTAGTGGTCAAGCTACTGCTGCTGAGTTACAACACTACGGTAACGCACCTAAAACACAACAAGGCTTTATTGATAGATGGACTGATATGGCAGGGCGTGGTAAGTTCCCTGGTGAAACAGCTACTAGTGCTTATGTTAATGGTTCAGGACAACAAGTAAATGCACCTTGGATGCCTCAAAGAGATACAGCTGGAGTTTCAAATGCACCACCTACGAGATACCCTCAGTTTACTGGGTTTGATGGTATGTTTGGTTATGCTGCAACAATGGAAGGTGATATGGAAGCATTGGATGATTGGGGTGGTAATGATACCGCAGGAGTTGATTTTATGAGTCAAGAAGAGACCCAAGAAGATAGAAATAATTACGACAACCCTGAGCACTAATTAAGGAGAAATAATATGGCAATCTGGGGACAAATAGCAGGAGCAGTAATAGGCGGACTAGGCGCAAAGAGTGCTGCTAAACAACAAACAGCAGGAGCTAAAGAAGCTGCTGACTTAGCCTATAAACGAACCCTTCCTTGGGGAACATCTGGAATGATGGGTGGAGCAAGTTTCGACCCTGAAACAAGACAAGCTACAATGTCATTAGACCCTACATTACAAGCACCGTATTACGCTTGGTTAGCTAGAGCTAATCGTGGAGCTATGAGACAGGCTGAAATGGAAGGCTCTCCTTACGAGATGGGTAAGAAGTTTTATGAGCAGGAACAGGCAATTTACGCCCCTGGTCAAGAACAAGAACGTCTTAAACAAGAGAACAGATTATTAGCTCAAGGTATGTTGGGTTCAACAGGTGGTGCTGGTCAAACACAAGCATTAACAGAAGCTCAAGGTATGCAGAATTTAGCTAGACAAGCTTCAGCCTTTGATAGAGCGCAGAATTACTACGATAATATGAGACAACGTGAGCAGGGTGATATTCAGAACGCTGTTTTGCTAGGCAAGCTTCCTATGGAATACGCTGAGTTTGGTAAGAATGTTGGTGCTGGTCTAGGTAGTGCTGCAACTCAAGGTGCTGGCTGGATGAGAAATGCTGCTACTAATCAGGCAGATACAACAGCTTCATTCTGGGGTGGGTTAGGTAAGCAAGTAACCAATTACTTAGGTCCTAATAAGTATCAAGGTCAAATCGAGGGTTACAAAGAATTAGTAGCTAGTGGAATTCCAGCAGATATGGCTGCAAATATAATTGGTGGAGGCTCTAAGTAATGGCTAAAAAATCAATGTTCGGTAATATCTACGATACAGATACAAGCGCAGCAACTCAAGATGAGACGAGCGCCTTTAATTATGCTCAACTATCTCCAGGTAGAGCGCAAGTAGCTACAGCTGGTATGGCAGGTTCTTCTCTAGGTAGAGGTGCTATGGAAGGCATGGGCTTTGAATCACCTGAACAAGCTAAACAGAAGGCTATTGGTAAGGTGTTTGCTCAATACGGTACTCTGGATTTAGACAATGCTGAAAACAGACAAACTCTAGGCAAAGCCTTTATGGATGAAGGTTTGTTTGATATTGGTATGGATATATTGCAATATGATGATAAGACTACGACTGCAAAAACACTAATACCAAGAACTAGAACACGTAATGTAGGAAATATACAGATAACCGAAGACTGGAATCCAGATACACAACAATGGGTAAAAGTATCTGAAGCTCCTAGATGGCAAGAAAAATCTGACTCAACTTCTGTAAGAAAAACTGATTTACAGTTTGAAGCAAAATTACTTGGATGTGATTTATCAGACTCTGTGTGTAAAGCACAAGTAGAGAAAAATTTACTTGACTCTAAAGGAATAGAAGATGCGTTTTCTGAAAGTATAGGAGGTGCAGCTGGTAAACAGTTTATTGAAGTAGATTACAAAAATGCTAAAGCCTCTTCTGCAATTCTAAGAGACATTGATATTGCTGTTGAGCTTA